CAACGATGGCAGCGACCTCACAGGCCCATCTATGGGCAAACCCGCTCCCAGTAGTCCGCATTCGCGGTACTATAACCTGGGTATGCCCGAAATGTAGGACAGTCCACCAGACCAAATGGAACGATGAGTCATGGGAATTGCACTGCGGCAAGTGCGAGCGGACGTTTGCGCATGGATCGCGCATCCTTACGATGCCACGCGGCACTCGCCGCGCACCGTTCGATATCACTTGCGCCGAGCTCGCAGCGTATAAGTCCGGCGGCCGCGTCAATACCTTTACTGATTGTCCTGATGATACCAGCGATTGTCATTATCCTAACCCTTTCGACTTGAATACTGATAAGTAATCCACTGTAGCGCGGTCACTCCACTCGCCCCGCAGCGCCCACCCGCTAGTGTACTAAGTGGTAATAGTATATGGAATGGCATAATCGTTGTCATTTCCAAAGGGGGTGGGAGGGGCGGGGCTGAAACCGCGGACCGGTCGTGCGCTTTTCTATAAAAAATTTTCAAATTAGGGCTTGACGCAAATCAGCGAATTGAAGTATCGTTCCCTTGATAAGCGTATGAGCGATAATCCCGCGATGGATAAAATTTACGCACTCTACGACGAGCACGAGTCGTGGCTTAAAGTGGCCGAGCATCTCAAAATCAGCCAATCCTATCTGAGCGACATCACAGGCGGTCGGCGCGAAATTAGCGCAAACTTGGCTAGGACGCTCGGCTTCAAGCGGAAGATAGTCTATGTGGAGGCCCATGATGAGTCTTAGCCCCGATTTCCGCGATTATGGGTGGCGTGAGTGCTCGAACTGCAAGCAGCGATATAGCGTCCGCGAAATCGATCCGCGCATAATTTGCTGGACTTGTGAGCGTGTTCAGGTCGGATTGGCCAAAAGCGTCCTCAAGACTCCCGAGAAGGTACAAGGATTCCCAGAGGGGGCGGAGCTATAATGGCCGGCCGCCGCGCAGTCAAGGACCCCAAGACGGGCGAGATGAAGCTCGTCCCACTCAAAGGGAAGCCCTACACCGACAAGGTCTTCCGTCGCCTTGAGGCCTCAGTGCCACGAGCGGAGCTAGAGCGGGCCATGGACGCCGCCCCGGATGAGCGCGCCCAGCAGCTTCTCATGCGGCTCATGGATCCCGCCTTTAGGAAGCACTCGCTCCCCAAGCTCGCGAAGGACGTCGGGCTCACTTACCCCCAGGTTCTCCACTACATCCAGCGCTATCGGCTCGACGAGGGGTTGCTCAAGATGAGCGCCCACGTCCCTCAGGTGCTCGAGGACGTCGCCATCGACTCGAAGTCCAAGGAGGTGACCTGCTCCAATTGCGAAGGGACGAAGGTCATCGCGGTCACCGAGATAGTCGAGGACCCAGATACAAAGAAGAAGGTGGTGTTGCAGAAGCTCGACGAGGAGGGCCGGGGGATGTGGAAGAAGTGCCTCGTGTGCGACGGTGCCGGCACCATCCGTCAGGTCGGCGACTCCGACTCCCGAAAGCTCCTCTTCGAGACGATGAAGCTCACCGGGAACCGCGGGCCGCTCGTGGCCATCCAGCAGAATATGGGCGGCGCCCCGACGATGGAGGACTCTATGGCTTCGGTGCGGGATGTGCTCGACGTGAAAGCGGAGCCGGTGAAATGACCCACCCACTTGAGCCGCAGCACTCGACGCTCCAGAAGGTCATTATCATCGTCGGCTTCATTCTGCTCGGGTTCGTCATCTGGGAGGTCTACGGAGTCTGGAACAACGGGGTGAGGCCATGAGCGTCCACGTATTCCCAAAGGGCAACGACCGAAGCTGGACACGCGAGTTCTACTACACAGTTAACCGTGTGTTCCGGTGGATGGAATACAAGAATCGACCCAGAGTAGAACGAGCGATTCTCGAAACGTTCTGTTTCGGAAAATCATATGTGAGCCTCGACTTGGAGGACTACCAGTGATTGAGTTCATCGCGTGGTTTATCGTCCTAGTGGCGCTGCTGAGGATGCTTGAGGGCTGGGCACGCGCCGTCCTAGTCGCTCTGTATGTGCTCGGCTCGGTAGTGGTGTTCCTCGCATGAGCCTCATCGAAATCAACAGTGACGTGAAGCTCCTTGTCCGCGAGCTGAAGCGAATCGCTCACGCCCTCGAACTCCACCTCGAGTACGCCTACGGCCACCGCGTCGCTCCCGTCGATTCCAAGGAACTGAAGGGCGAGCCCCCCGGCGTCACCTATAGCGACGACGAGACAACGATGAAGCGCGAGCTGGACGAGGCGCGGAAGCGGATTGAGATTGATGATAGCGACGATGCGGAGATAGTCCCCTAATGTACTCGACGCGACTCATCGAACGCTCGCAATCGAAGGTCGAAGCGGCCACTAAGCTGACGCTTAGGCGCTACGACATCCCCGAGGTGATGCAGCGCAAGGCCGACCTCCAGCGACTCGTCAAGGAAGACGGCCAGCTCGCGCGCGACCTGAACACGGAAGAGAGAGCGTTCATCCGCAACGAGCAACTCCTGTCGATGATTGACTTCCGCTACTGGCTCACGCGCTATGCTCACCTGCTCGTGGACCAAGGGGGCCTCGAGACGTTCTCGCAGCCATGGGAGAGCCAAGAGATTCTCCTGCGCTTCATCGCCCGTCTCGAAGACGAGATGGTCGATATGGCCTCGCGCGGCGAGAGCGTCGATGGAATCCTCATCTTCCTGCACAAGGCGCGACAATTGGGGGCGACCGCGCTCGGCCGCGCCATCAGCGTTCACGCGATGACCGCCCGCGAACATACTAGGGCGATGGCCGCCTCGATCGACGACGACAAGGTACTGGAGCTTTATGACCGAGACAAACTCATCATCGACAACCTGCCATTTTATCTCCGTCCTTCCATTGGATTCGATGAGAAAGCTCAGCACATCTTTTTCGATAAGCTGGGAAGCCGTGTCATCTATCAGCTTGGAACTCAAAAGAGCGGGCTCGGGCAAGGTCGCCAGTTCGACGTTACGCATCTCACTGAATGTGCTTCATGGCCCTACCCTGGAATCATTGAACATGACTGGATGCCCACAATACCGCAATCCCTCCGGGCGTTTGCGCTTCTGGAATCGACTGCTCAAGGCCGTGGGAACTGGTGGCACCAGCAAATCAAAAAGCTGAGCGACCACCGCCTCCGCCGCTGGCACCTAGTCTTCATTCCGTGGTACGCCGAGCTGAAGAAGTATCGGGCGACGCCGCCCACGGACTGGAAGCCCTCTGATGAAGCGATGCTCCACGCTCAGCGAGTCCACGAGACGTCGCGCAAGTACGTCGGTCGCGATGTGATGCTCACGAAGGAGCAATTATATTGGTGGCAATCGACGCGCGATGAATACTATCTGTCGAACAATCTCGCTGTGTTCTACACGAACTACTGCGCGACGATTGAGGAGTCGTTCCAGTTTAGAGTCAAGAGCGCGTTTGGTTTTGAAACTTTGGAGTACTATCGCAATCGAGTTCAGGAAGGCACATCCTACAGAATAGACACGGCGCAACTAAATGCCTCATAAGGAATCGTTGAAGAACTGGCGAATTAAGCAGCGCAAGCGCGGATTATGTATTGATTGCGTTAATCCGGCTGTTCCAACTCTGCGTAGTAAATTGGGGTGTTTCTGTAAACACCATCTAGCCGTTCATCGAGTGAGAATGAAGGCGCGGCGATTGGAAAAGAATGGCCCTCCTGCCCCTCCATTTTCTTTAGACACCTTTGCTAATATATCCGCCGAAGATTTGTCCTACGCGGCTGGATTAATAGACGGAGAAGGCTGCTTGAGCGTCTCTACGTATAAGGGGCACAGAAGAATAGCTGTAAAAGTCGGGATGACGAATCCTGAACCTGTCGCATTCATGGCCTATATATTCGGTGGGAATGTGATACCCCGCGACCCGAAAAGAGGTAATCGTAAACGTGTGTACGATTGGGCGAGAGCTTCTCGTCCCGCAGGAGCTATTGCTAAAGTCCTACTTCCCTATTTGCGTATACCTTACAAAATAAAAGCGGCTGCTGAAATGGTTCGCATTGCGGAATCAATTGAGCGCGTGGTAGAGGCTCAGGGATATAAGATTGATGTGGAAAGGGTAGCCTAGATGCCATTCGCTCCAGACGACTACAACATGAAAGTCCTCCTCGGCCTCCCGTTCGCCGGCCGCTACGTCCCGCCGATGTGGGCCGTCACGCTCTCCGCTCTGTGCTGGCCCATGAACATCAAGCACGCTCTCTATCCAGTGCAGGGGAAGCCGCGCGAGCAGGCGCGCGAAGAGATAATTGAGAAGGCCATCGAGCTGAAGTCGAAGTACGTAATGATGCTCGACGACGACGTGGTGCCACCAGCGGACGCTCCGATGCTCATGGTCCGCGAACTGGAGATGCACGACGAGTTCGACGTTATCGGCGGCATTGTCACGGCGAAGGGAGTGAACGCCGACCCGATGCTCTTTAAGGGCTCCTCGGGCGGTCCTTACTGGAAGTGGAAGGTGGGAGAGATATTCGAAGTGGATGAGATCGCCACCGCTTGTATCGTGATTAGGACGAGCGTGTTCCAGACCCTCCCGAAGCCCTGGTTCCGCGACCTCAACACCTTGGAGGAAGAAAAGGAGGCGGGTGTCTACGCCGAGCCCAAGGACGTGAACGAGATTCTCCACAAGGGCGAGATGACCGACGACATCTTCTTCTGTAAGAAGGCGAAGGCCGCTGGACACCGAATCTTGGCACACGGCGGAATCCTCTGCCGTCACTACGACCAGCACGGCAACGCATTCACGCTTACCGAGGACAGCTACCCGTTCTGGCCCCCAGTCCCGCACATCATGGACATCCGCGACGCGATGAAGATTGACGGGTGGATGTCCCCGCTTGAGCTGGCGTGGCTCGCGCAGTGGGCCAAAGTGAGTTCGAACATCGTCGAGATTGGCTCTTTCCAAGGGCGCTCGACGAAGGCGCTGGTGCAGAACACGAAAGGTACTGTCACGGCGATAGATTCGTGGAACGAGGACCCCACCTTGAGTCGTGAGATTGCGGTCGCCGGGAATCGCATCAACACAGTGATGCCTCCCAATTACCTGTACGAGGAGTTCATGCGGAATCTCGGAGAGCACACAAATCTGACCGTGATGCGCGGCAAGTCCCTTGATGCAGCGGCCTCAATGAACGGCGACAAGTTCGACATGATATTCATCGACGCCTCGCACGACTACGCTGCGGTGAAAGCAGATATCGAGGCATGGAAACCGAAGCTCACTCCGGGCGGTGTCCTATGCGGCCATGACTACGACCCTGTCAAGTGGCCCGACGTGGTGCGTGCGGTCAATGAACTGTTGCCCGAGGCGAAGCTCGCGGTCGATTCAATCTGGATGTGGCAAGAAGGGAAATGACAACCGAGCCCAAATCGTGGAGAGTTGGAAATAGGACCGTCACGCCATACTCAGCGGACGACGAAGACGAACGCGGAATCCTGTTCGTCTGGGAGGAACCTCGCAATGACTCCACTTACGTCGTGTCTGTTGACCCTACAGTTGGACGTGCCGGTTGGTCCAGAGAGTTCCGAACCGAGGCCGACCTTGACACAGATAATGCGTGTATCGAGGTCTTTCGTGCTGGACGAGACGGACGTCAAGACGTGCAGGTGGCTGAATTCGCTGCCCCGGTTGACGCTATCGACATCGCCCCAATTGCTGCGACTATTGGACTACTGTACGGGGGAAGCCATGAGGACGGTCAAGCTCTACTCATTGGAGAGGTTACGGGGCCTGGAGCGGTCACGCTCCGCGAACTCGTAGACCGCTACGCCTACACGAATCTGTGGCAGTGGACCCAGTGGGGCTCCGCTGCCGTCCGCCGCACCCAGCAATACTGGTGGTACTCGTCGCGCTCTGCGAATAAAGACCTGTGGATGCGCGGGCTCCATCACATCCAGAAGTATGGCGTTGTGCTCAAGTCGAAGTGGCTCGTCGAAGAGATGGCCGATTGCGTCTCGGACCTCTGGACCCTAATCGGCGAAGCGCGCTACGGCCGCCACGATGATAGGGTGATGTCCACCCTGTTCAACCTGTGGGCGATGCACGACTGGTCCACGCGCGAGAACCTTGAGCCCTTGGAGCGACCGTCAGAGCAGAACGCGCCGCGGTGGGAAGCCACAGATATTTCATATGATTCCATGATAGAGAATTGGAACGAGCGGGTGGCGGCGCTCGGAGATGACTAAGGCCTATTACAACGAGAACGACCCATTCGCAGCGGCATGGCTCCGTAATCTTATTGCGGCGGGCCATATCGCCGATGGCTTCGTCGACGAGCGTTCAATCGCGGATGTAAAAGTGGAGGACTTGGATGGATTCACCCAGCATCATTTCTTCGCAGGTATTGGAGGATGGAGCTACGCCCTCAGACTCGCAGGATGGCCTGACGACAAGCCCGTGTGGACAGGCTCCTGTCCCTGCCAGCCCTTCAGCGCTGCCGGACAACGAAAAGGATTCGGTGACGACCGCCACCTCTGGCCCGAGTTCATGCGGCTCATCCGCGAGTGCCTACCTCACGTCGTCTTTGGAGAACAGGTTGCGAGTGCGCTTGGCTGGCTCGACCTTATTTCAGGAAACTTGGAAGATGAAGATTACGCCGTCGGGTCGGCTATTGTGGGCGCACACAGCGTCGGTGCGCCGCACATCAGGCAAAGAGTCTACTGGGTGGCCGACGCCCCAGAATCACGACGACAGACTGCGCGGCAACACGAACGCGGACCATCATTACAGACCGCACGACTTGCCGAATATGGCGATGTGGAGCACGCCTCGCTCGAACAAGCGGGGCTTCCCGGACGCGCATGGGAGCAAGGAAGCGCCAGTGGCATCGTGGGTGAGTCCGCAGAAGGGCGATGCCGACTGGGGAGGTCAGGCGAAACGCTACATAACGCCGACTCATGCGGTGAGATTGAACGACCAAGTGATGACGGCCTCATGGCCCTCCCCAATGGCGGGGACTCCAGCACAGAAGGGCTACAACGAAGCGGGGAGCACGGACTCGGGACGGAGGACACAGGAACTCGTGGGATGGGTGTCGCCGAAAGCCTCAGCGGACAAGATGGGACGCCCACACGACAAGGATTGGGGCGACTTACAGGCACAAGCTACTGGAGCGATTGCGACTGGCTCCCCTGTATCGACGGAAAGTCCCGGCCAGTTGAACCCGGCACATTCCCGCTGGCTCATGGGATACCCAACCGAGTGGGACGACTGCGGGGCTACGGTAACGCGATTGTCCCGCAAGTCGCGCAAGCGTTCATAGAGGCCTATATGGAGGCTTGCTGATGGATTCAGCAGCGAAGCAGGTAATCGTCCTCTTCAGCTACGAATACGTCAATCTCACCGCGGTCCACACTCACCTTCAATCGCTCGCACCCGCACAGTTCCACATCGCCTCCAAGAATGGATTAGGCAGAACCATCCTCCAGCTCAATAAGTATCCGGCGGCGCCCATTAAGTGGACTCCCACCTATAACTCGTCGCATCTCGGCACTCACTTCGACTCCGCGCTCCTCTTCTGGGACGGCTCCGACCCCATCCTCCGCCCCTCAGTAGAGTTCTTCGACAAGCACCACATCCCCTATGTGATTGTCGGCCCCGAAGCGAAAGTCATTGCACCCTCGCGGTTCTATGCTACATTCCAGAATGGAGACACTACCAAGATGTCCACTCCTCATCCTCCTGCACAAATCGTTGACCCGCCGAAGCCGCCCGACGCCTATGGGCAGTCTCAACGCGAATCGCGCACCCGCGTCATCCTCATGCTCCCCGATTCGCTATTCCACCAGTATGAGGACCAAGCGAAATCCATAAACGTGAGCGTCGAGAAAGTGCTGAGCGACCGCCTCCGCACCTGTGTCGAGCACACCTCGGGCCGGGGGCTCTACTTCGACTCCGCCACCCGCGCGGACCTTGAGCGCATTACTGGGGGCCATCTCATCCCGAACGCCCAGATTGCGATCGAGAAGATCAAGACCGTCGTCAA